ACGCCGACATGCTCAACGATCCAGTCGCCCAACGGTTCCAGCAAGTTATAGAAATTCGACGTGTCAAGAATCATCCAGCGGAGCCGGCCATCCGCTGCGACGGTACACAGACCAACGATCGTCGGGCCGTCTTCCAACAACACGATTCGTTCAACTGCATCATCGGCGACGCGTTGCAGTTCGTCAACGCTCGGAAGAGTGATCCCAGTAGGGATGCAACGCCAGTCGGGGTCGGCGGCGTCGTGCTCAACGGCTGCGAGTGCGGCCGGAATTCGTGTTGCGATTTCAGTGGCGAGTAGTTCGCTAACGACAATCATACGAGCGCAAAGATGCCGTTCCCGCCGTTATCCCAAGCGACCGTAATATTTCCGCTGTTCGGGGTGATGGCCGTGAACTCGATGTAGGCGATAACAGGCGACGTCGAAGCGGTCAACGTGTCCTTATAGATAACGCATGCGCCGATCGTCTTGGTACCACTGATCGCGACGGCGGTCCATTGTGCGTCCGCAGCGTCAAAGACGCCCGACGTGATCGTCTTGGAGCCGAGCGTCGCGTCCGTCGTACCGGCGTACGCCGTGACTGACGAAATGTACTGGTGCGAAGACGAATACGTGTAGTCGGTCGTAATGTTGACAAGCCGTACGCGAATCGTGTCCGTATCCAGGTCAATAGACGGGTTCTGGCCGAGAAACGATTCCTTAGCCTTAGGGTAAACGGCGCTAGCCATAATGACTCCTAGTGTTAGGCGCTTGCGCCCAGGTCAATAACGAGCAATTTTGCCTGTGCGGGCGACGTGCCCGACACTTCGATAGAACCACCGCCGTTAGTCACACCCGCCTGCATCTTGTAAATATGTGTTCCGGCAGATGGTGTCGCGATTGCAAACCCAGTGCACTGCTCAACGTTGCCGTTACTCATGCCGGTGACGCGGGCCCAGCGGCCAATAATGTTCCCGTCTTGCAGGATCGTTCCGAGCCAGTCGTTGACAGTGCCAGAGACAGTGACTGTTGCGGTAGCGATAATCAGAAGAAGTCGAGCCGTACCACACGTCACGGTTACCGTCGCGTTAGATACGTCGGTAGTTGTTGTAATACCGGACTGGTCCGAGCTGTTCGCGGCGTAACCGATCCAGCCGCCGGCGGCCTTGTTCAGGTTTGCGGCGGTCATCACTTCCAGTGCCGCGAATTCTTTAGCAGTTCGTGTGCTCATATTTCCTCATTCTAGTAAGCGGCGACGTTTCCGTCGTCTGCGCGTCCCGTCACTTCGCTATCGCATCGTGCGTACGGCGACGTGTCTGGCTGAATCAGCGTGTAGGTGGTCGTCCAGTCCGTGGACGTAAATTCGTGTTCAATCCTCGCGACGCCGACTGTCTGCACGAAAGGTGCGCCAACGCCGAGCGGTATACGGCCGACGACGAAACGTTCAGTTAGGTCCCATCCGAGCACGCCCGGCCAGAGATAACGAGGCCACCGTTGCGGCTTTACCGACATTGTGCGGATTCGTGGCCGCGGATCGGCATACATACTGACAAGATATTGCGCCTGGTCTTTCGCGTCGCCAGGCGACGCGAACAGCAAATCCGTACGCTCGTCCGACAAAGTCCCGTAAGTCGTCGCACTAACCGTATTCTTTGCCGTGACTGGATCAAAAATGCCGTTCCCGCGCGTAACTTCGTTTTTCATGTCCTGAAGTGCGAACGGATCGAGCGTAAGCGACTGATAGGCGATTGCCCATCCTTCAGAGTCAAGCCAGAGCGCCGCAGGTTCTTCGGCAAGATAGGTGCGCTCGCCGTACCGGATTGTCCCGTCGCCCTTGACGTAAATGGTGCCGAGCTCGGTTGCAACGATGTTTGCGAGGTGCGCGTAAATGCTGTCTTCGCTCACTGGGCCGCCACGAAGGACGGTCTGTCCGTCGTCCACGTCCACCATCACGGACGGCACACCGAGCACGTCAAGAAGTTCCGAGACACGTGCACCCGACCGGATTTCGTCCAGTTCCGGCACCGTTCCAGACAACCGGTTGTAGTAGTCGGTGATGCCAAGCATCTGGTCATCTGCGATTGCTGGCCGGGCTGGCAGCCATCGAGCACCCGCAATCAGCGACAGCATGTCATGCGCGACAACGTCCACCATCGTTACACGGTCGGCAACGTCGTAGTTTTGCGGGAATCCTTCGACAAATCCGGTAAATAGCTGGTAGTCAATGCCGTCATACGTGGCGGTGACGCGTACCGGCGTTCTAGGAGTTAGGTGGCCTGTGTAGATGCTGTCGCCGTTCAACGGATCGAATGAACGGTCTAGATCCCGGATTGTGAACGTGCACTCGCCTGGTTGCGGTCCGTCATATTCCGTGGATCGTCCGCGACTGATCCGGACTCCAGTTGGCGCGTGTACGTGGTGCGTAATGTCAGTCCAGATACCGGGCGTAGTCGCGATCTGAGAATCGAACGGTGAGATACCGAACGCGAGCGCGATACGGACGTCTGGGAAGCTCGGGTAGACGCTGTCGCCGTCGACGGTAAACCATCGGGTGTCCGTCGGTTCCGTTGCGTCGGTCGGCAGACCGGTGCCGACTACTGCTGTAGTTCCGCGATACGTCGTCGCGGAACGGTATAGCGTCGCCGGATCGCGGTATGTCGTCATACTCGGATTGTGTCTGCGATCCGCGCGAACCCTGCAAGTGACGGGTGCGGATAGTACGGAAGGTATCGGGCGTCTGCGATGCCAGGTAGCGACGATTCCAGGACGCTTGCCACATCGTATACGGATGTGGCGTTGCCGGGCTTGGTCCGAATCCAGGTATTGAGCTGTTGCCGCAACGTTTCGGCGGCATCCGTCGCATAATCAGGAGACGCAGAACCAAACGAAAGCGCGCCGCCCGTAATTGGTGCTGTCGTCGAGACGCTTACGGACACGGACGTGTCCGACAGGATCGCGTCAACAATTGAACCGGTCCCGATCCCTGTTCCCGTAACTGGCATCCCAATCGTAAGAGTACGTGTCGATGACAGATTCGTAATTGTCTTCGAGTTGTTGTTCGCGTTGCCTGTCAATGACAACGGAAGCCCACGACCGCCGGGAGGGATTGTGCACAAGTAGATGCGCGCGATGCCGAGACTTCGTAGATTGCTAATCACGGTCGAGTAGCTAGAAATAATGTTTGTGTAGGTCTGTGGAGTCCCCGCGCCACAATCGTTTGTGCCGAGCATCACTACCGCAGCGTCGGGAACAGTTGTGCTCAAATCAAAACGCGACAAAAACACATGCGCGGCGCTTGTCACTTGATCCCACCCGGAAGTAGTGCCAGAAATGGGCGACTGCCTAATACGCGACTGGCCCACACCCGCGTTCACAATCCCGTAGTTGGCTCGCAGTCCGACCTGCTCGGGAAACGTGTCAATCTTGTAGTTCCATGGTCCGGACGTCGAGTAGTCCGACTGCAAGTGCCCAGCAGTGATGCTGTCGCCGACAAACAAGACAACAGGGTTACGAACGTTGCCGTTCGCGAGAAAATCAGTCGAGTATTCGTACTCAATCCGCGTATCGACGTAGACCAATGCGTTGGGACCCGTGATCGTCAGTGCGTTGGCATTGGCCGCAGCTCCCGACGCGTAAAGCGAGACGCCTCCGCAGGAGTCCGAACCAGCCGCAGTAAGCACGTTATAGATCGACGCGTAACCGATCGAGAATACGACGGGCTGTCCAGTCGTATAGGTCGTGTTCGTGATCCAGTCCGACGTCAGTTCGTCGCCAGCCGACAACGTGCCCGACGTATTCCCGCCGAACGTAATTTGCGTCGGACTAGCGGCAAACGCACCCTTCCACCGATAAGCGAACGACGAGTCCGGTGTAGCCGGCGTTCCGTGAAACGCGGTCACAGTCGCCGTGCCAGTTCCGGCCGTATCGTTCAATGCCGAATAGTTCCGCATCCGCAACCGGAAACGAGTCGGAGCTACTGGAAAGGCAAACAGAAAACGCGTATTCAGATCTGCGCCGGCCGTGTTGAACACTTTGCTGTTCCCGGACATTGCAGACGAGAGCGCCGCCGTGACGCGTTTCGTGACCTGGTGCGCCTCCAGGGCTTCGATAGCGTCCGCATATTCGGACAAGACAAGGTCAAGCGCTGGCGACGCGAGAGTGTCGGTGGCAGCTGGTCGAGTGAGAGCCATTAGAGAACCGTCCAAGTCCAAGAAGGTGCGCCAGAATAGGACCCGAGTCCAATTGTGCTGCCGGGCTCGACAATCGCAAATGTGGCCGAACCGGTAACAACGCCATCCACGGTTAGTGCCACATTGTTGCCGCCTGACACGGTAACAGCCATTGCAAACGGAAACTGATTCGTGTACGACTGCCCAGCCGTAGGAATCGTCGGAAGTTTCGTAAGCGGAATAATGCCGCCCGTCTTGCCTGACAGATCAAACGTACCGGGCCTTACAGGATTATTTGTTCCGTTCATGTCATCGGAGACGTACAAGTCGCGCGTTCCCGCGTTAGTCATCCGACAGTTTACGAGCTTCGTACGAAGACTTGCGTTATTGATGAGGTTGACGTTGTACGTGGATGCGTTGCGAAGAACACAGTTGACGACGAGAAGCGAATGGGATAGGCCGGTGCTGTCCGTCGCGGTGATATCTCCATCTACGTGCAAATTGTTGGCGTTGCCAGAAAACGTCGAGTTAGTAACGACGATGCTTTCCGAGCCTTGGACGACGAGCCCGTGCGACGTGTTGCCGCGTGTGGAGTTTACGGGCGTGTCATGTGTCGTCTTGACGTGTTGAGTCAATCCGCCGAATGTGCATTGCTCGTAATGAATGTCGCGCGAGTTTTCGCATTGTGACCCAGATCCGCCGTTGAGATAGGTGGAACAGTCGGTGTAGGTCGCGTTATCGGACCCGTGGCAGTTCATGCCGTGGTACTTGTTGTCGTGCGACGTAATACGCGACATGGTTGCCACGTCGCAATATTGCAAGCCGACGCCAGTAGCACCGTAGGTTGCCTTGTCGTCGCTGAACGTCTCAACGTCCGAGACGTTTACCCACTTGCATTGGTTTACTTGCAAATTCCATTTTTCAATCGGGCCCGTAGTCGGATTCGGAGTGCTTGACGACGTCCCACGCGCGTTCTTGAATACACAGTCGCGGACAGTCAGCCGCGAGACGCTCAGGAACGACGCACCACAAAAGACGTCGTAACTGCCCGTTCCCTGGTTCGCGGCGCGTGCATCAATAACAAGCCCGGTAATAGCGATTCCGTCGTCAATCGTGTTAGTACCAGCGCTCGCATTAGCGATCACAGAGAAGTTGTCTTGAGACGTTCGTCCGGTGACAACCGAGTTAGCGAAGGCCAACGTTGTTTGTCGTGGAATCAACGCAGATACAGGTTTACCCGGATAGACGAACAGTCCCGCACGAATCCCGTTAGACGTCGTCGTGTTCAGATAGACGGTGCCCGGTGCAAAAATGACCGGCCCAAGCGCGGCAAGCGCACGAATCGCCGCGCTATCCGTCGCAACGCCCGTCGAGTCGGTCGGACCAGTCGCAACGCACGTATAGCTCGCGTGATCCGAATAAGTTGAGCTCGCACCATACGGCGCGACCCACGCCGGCACTGCAGACCATGCGTTAGAACCAGCCGCCGCCCATCTGACACCAGTCGCCTGCGAACTATCAGCCGTCAGAATCTGCCCGTTAGTACCAACCGGAAGACGCACGTTCGCAGACGCACCACGCACCAACAGGTCGCCCTTGGTCGTCGACGGCGCGAGCGCATCGAACGCTGCGGTCTGCGTCTGTGCGCCCGTGCCACCCTTAGCGATCGGAAGCGGGTTCTGCACACCCGCAAACTGCTGGAACGTCAGCGCGGTAGTCCCGAGCGTGATCGGCGCGGGCGTCGTCAAAATCCAACCGGTTGACCCGTTGGCAGTTCCTGAAGTCACAAAGACAAGGAGTCCGGGCGTCACTTCTGCCGAGCTGTCAGCGTCGGTGGCACGTGTCCATGCGCTCGACGACACGACATAGATACCGTTCGTGCTACCGGTTGCTTGATTCTTGACGAGCACTCGGTCGCCCGCGACGACCGACACGCCGTCGATCGTCTGCGTACCAGACAGTGTGATGGATGCTGTCGTAGCGACTCGCACCGATTCGCGTACGTCCTGAGCAAATGACGACAACTGGCTGATTTTGTAGTCCAGCGACGACGTGTCGGCCGAATTATCTACGCCGACTTTTGTCTGCAACGCAAGTACGGCCGTGTCGATACGGCGCATCCACCCGGAATGCTTTGTAGAGCCAGCGTCAACCGCTGCGAGTGTTGACGCTGCGAGAGTCGCTTCAGCTACCGGAGCATCCGTTGATGTGGGGAACTGGGTATCGCTCATGCTGTCCTAGTTCTGATTGGGACCGGGCCGCGCGTACGCTCGTAACTTTTGAGTGCGTCAACGACAGCGGTAGCCGCGCTGCGCGGATCAAGCGCGTTGACGGTCAGGTGGTAGACGTTCCCGCCACTGTTCATTTTGCGGAGGGGGATTACGGCTTCTGGTCCTGCTTCGCCAATCAGCGCAACCGTCGGTCTAGTGACGATGCCGCCAGTTGCCATAGCGCGCACGCCACCGCCTCGCGCCGCTGTCGGGGTAGCGCTGGCAGCGCCTCCCGACACCTGCCCCCAGCTCACATGCTTAATGTGACTGATATCGACACCTGGAATCAAGTTTGCGGCATCAATCAACCCGTTGAGAACATCAATTGCCAGGTTTACGCCCGAACCGATGGTGCGAAGAATGAAGTTCCATACGCTGACAAGTCCGTCAGAGAGCCAGTCCCAAGCAAAGCCGCCGACGGATGCGAACGCGTTCCAAATTGCGGAGAGGTAGCCAAGCCCGGCGGAGACGATGCCCTTTATTGCTTCCCACACTCCGCCAAGGTACTGCTTGATTCCGTCCCAGATTTCGGACCAGTCGCCATGAATAATCCCCATGACGACTTTGATAATGCCTTGAATTGCGTCCATTGCGCCGCGCACATACTGGACGATGCCGTTCCAGATTGGTTTCAGATGATCCCAAGCTTGCTGGAAGACGTTAACGATAATGTCGCGCCATGTAGGAAAGTTCTTCGCGATCCATCCGCCGATTTTCTTGAACAATGGCCAAAGTGTGTCCCGAAACCATCGTCCGATCGTGTCTAGGACGTTGCGGAATCCGTCAAAGTGTTGGTAGGCGTAAATGATGCCTGCGACGAGCGCACCGATAGCGACAATAATTAGCGTAATGGGATTGATTGCGAGTACGGCGTTCCATGCCGCCGTAGCTGCCGCAACAACGACGAGCACACCGGCAACAATGCCGAGAGCAATCGCGTACGGCTTTAGCGTGTCCTTGTTCTCGTTGAACCAGTCGCCAAACTTCTTAAGATACGGCATCACCTTCGACATAGCGTCCGTGATCCCAGAAAAAACGCGTGTTGCCAGTGGTTCTAGCGTCACCGCTACTTGATTTTTCAGAAGCGCAAGTTTGCCCTTCCATGTTGCCGTATCTTTCGCGGCCTGGGAAAGCGTGTCTCCCTCGGTGATCGAGTCGCTAAAATCCTGCCACGACAGCTTGCCTTCGCGGATCATCCCGGCGAGCTTCGGTCCTGCTCGCGTGCCGAAATTGTCGACGGCAATTTGCGCCGCTTTTGTTGCATCGGGAGCAAGCGCGATAGCCGAAAATGATTGTTTAAACGCGTCGGCGGCGGGTTTGCCTTCTTTCGCCGACTTGGCGAGCGACTTGCTGAGTGCTGGCATTACGTCCGCGGCGCTAAGTCCTTGTTTGCCAAGCAATCCAAGTAGGGCAGCTGAGTCGGTAACGCTAAGTCCAAGCGCCCGGAATTGTGTTCCGCTCGCTGCGAGCTGATCGGCAAGTTGGCCAACGCCAACGCCGGACTTTTGCGAAGCCCGAAAAAGAAGGTTAGTCGTGTCACTGGCTTTGCCGGCAGGAATAGCCCAGTTATTCAACACCGACGTTACCGACTTCAGATTGTCTTTTACATCCGTTTTTGTAAGTCGTCCGAGTCGGATCATGTCAAGCGCGAACGATTCCAGCGGCTTTCCAGTGAGGCCAAGCTGCTGATTGATGGTCGCGATGGCGCCCGAAACGTCGCCCATTCCGGCCGGGGTCTGGCCAAGAACATTCTTAAACGAATTTTCCAGGCTCTTGAGTTCGTCGCCTGTTTTGCCAGTCGTTGTACGGATGTTGGCGTATGCGGCCTGGAAATCGCCACCTAGTTTTGTGAGTCCAAGCGCGGCACCGGCGGCCATAGCGCCGACTCCAGCCGCGACGCCTAGTCCTACCTTGCTGACTTTCGCGCCGAACGTCTGAGCTTCTCCACCAGCCTTATAGAAGGCTTTGGAGAGGTGTTTAGTGTCTCCAAGGAATCGAAGAATTACGGGTTTGCGTGCCATTAGAGCACCGCCGATACCTTATCAAGCGCCACTGCAATCTCGGACTGCATCTCGTCGCGTTTCATTCGCAGTGCCGGGTACAGGGTACGGCCGTCTTTATAGATCAGCCGACGCCCGCCGCCGCGCGGCGTCTTAGTACTGCCGCCGAATTCCCACCATCCCGCATACTCCGTCGATCGTCCCGCACCGAACAGGAGCCGACCTTCCTTGCCCGTCGTTCGTGCACGCGGCGAATTCTCAAGCGTTCCCTTACGCCGATAGACGTTGTCGATGTCCTGCGAGAGGTACCAGTTGACGCGCAACTGCACTTCAGGCAGTACGATACGTTCCGCAATCTCGCGTATAGCGGCCCGCATCTCTTTCTCGGCGACGGCGTCGGCGGTCCGTAGCGATCGCTGGAAGAATGCAAGGCCGTCGACGTGGATTGCGCCACGTTTCACGTCGGCGTTGACGGCAACCATTAGCGGCCTTGTTCCTCTTCAACGATGTGTTCGTGCGCTTGCATCATCGTTAGCAACGTCCGGTGATCAAGCCCTACGAGCGTTTCGTAGGGCTGGTGTGTTGCGAGCGCGAACCGGCAGAGCTGATAGGTCAGGCTGCCGGCACCGTAGGGTCCGTGTCGCCTTCTTCGGCCGTCAGCGAGGCGACGCTATCGAGCCACACGTCGAAATCCGACGTTGCGTCGCCTCGCTTCCGCAAGGTTTCAAAGGCAAGCCAGTAGAGATGCTCAAGGTGTAGCCCGTTTTCTAGGCTTGGAATGCCGACCTTGTAGTGTCGTTCGAATGCGACCTGCACTGCGGGGGGCACGGTCACGGTCACGGTCCGACCATCATTGAAGATGATTCCGAGTGCAAGATCCAGCATCAGAGACTGCCGACCAGGCCGATAGACGATGCGGCGGTCCAGGAGACGGACACCTTGAGAACGTCGCCTACGTCGCCTTCAAAGTCGGTACTGCAGTTAATTGTGCCGAACCAGTAGGTGCCGGGCGTTCCCGTCGCGTCCGGATACAAATACATCTTCCGGGCGCCGCTCGACAGGTATTGAAATCCGGCCGTACCAAGCGACAAGAAACCGTCGAAAGAGCCGGAAGCGTCGGGCAAGCCCTGCACGTAAACCTTGGTCGTATCACCAAACGAGGTGACTTCCTGGGTATCGGTCGCCTGGGACAGCTTCCAGCTCTTGACGTACGACCACGGCGACGCCGAGCCCGTAGCCGCTGAAGACTGGTCAAGATAAATGTAGCCATTACGGCCGGATGCACGCGCCATGCGAAATCCCTTTAGGTGTCTAGCGCGGTCAGCATTTCCCGCGCACGATTAGTAAACGTCCATCCGGCAATAGCGGCGCGTGCACGGTCCGCGACGTCCCGCCTGATGGAGTCGTGTTCTAAATGCCATCGTATCACCGACGACGCTTCTTCTGGATTGTCCACCCTCGGTACCATCGGAATCACGGCCCTGTTCTCGGGTCGTTCTTCAGTCACAAAGAACGTCCCGCACGCTGCAAGCTCAATTTCTCGGGGTCCCATCGACCATCCGTCGGCCGTCGCATCATCTCCATGCTCACGCCGATAGACATTGATTGATGATCGGGCACCGCGGTACCAGTCGGCCGCCTTATCGTTGTCCACGCATTGGTCTAGAACGCCGGTCGGACACAGTTTTGCTAGCGGCGTATCTGCGGCGGCTTGCCAATTGCCGAGTAGCACAGCATCCATGCCGGCAAAATTCATACGCGATAGATAGTCGATGCGAGATGGGTAGCCGGTCCCGACGAATACGAAATCCGATACGTGCTCGGAGGGTCCCGGATAATGGACCGTGTCGTCGTAACTATGAGGAACGTAGACCGTGTCTCTGCATACGTTGCGGAAACGTTCTAGGTTCGTCGGATCGTTGATGATAGTTAGGTCTGCGTGTTCTGCTAGCTCGATCTGCCGGGCATCTTCGTATGGCGATTCGGTGCAGAGCAGAATTACTTTTTGTCCGCGTTCCCTGATGCCGTCCATTGCCTCGGGACGAATCCAGAAGCCACTAACGAACATGACAGCGTCCGGTCGCGTCTCGTAGATTGCTGCACCGAGCCCCTCTAGTGCGAGACGGGTAGCAAGATCAAATGGTGCGGCGTGGACAAGTTCGCCGTCGCGTTCAATCTTTGCGTTCTGAAAAAACCAGAGCCGGTCATGGAACGCATACTCAATGACTTCGGCACCAGCTGCGCGCAACCCGCGAACCCATCCCCGGTGCACATCGGCAACCGACCAGTTCGGGCCCGGATGATTTACGACAATACGCACGATCTAGAAATCGTCTCGCGGAAAATCAATCCGGTATGTCGCGATCCACGCGTCCATCGTTGATTGCCAGTTCGCCGAGTCACCTGGAGGACCCCAACCGGACGCATCTAGAGCTTCATCGACTCGTTGCACCAGGTCTAGGAACGTCGCGTATGCCTGACGTACAGTCGGCTGCGATGCCGCTACGACGACATGTACTTCAAACTGGAATTCTGTGTCCGTCGCGCCCGTGTAGACGATTGCTACGTGCGGCATCTGCGCCTGTTGCGGTGCGGGTGGAAACGAATAGACGACAGCTCCTACGCCCTCGTTGATGATGTCTGAGGCGATTGTTTCTGCGGCTTCCGCTCGACTCGTCATCCGATCCCACCTGGCAGCATTTCGGCCGCGAGCATCGCGTCAACAGCGCGCGGCATAATAATGGGGATTGGTGCTCCGAATCCGCCGTCTCCGACGCCGAACGTCATAGAACCGGACCCCTGTTGGATCGACCAGTTAGTAGCGACTGCGAGTCTTGCGGCGTGCTTGAAAATGTCCGGGACGGTTGCCGTGGATGCGCAACGGCCGGCAGAGTAACTGACGACGACCTGGCCGAACGGCGGAAACGTATACGCGACGCCTGCATTTCGGCGTTCAAGCTTGCGCGCGAACTTCAATCCCGTATTGATCCAATAGCCGTTGTCGTGCTTGCTTGACGGGGTGTCAGCAGCGAGCGTAGTAGCGACTCCGAGTGACGAATACTCGACGACGGACGATACCGAGAGGACTGGGAACGTTCGGAGGCGCAATTCCGCGACCTGGCCTACGTCGTGTACTTCTGCAGTGATCGTCCGGGCTACGACCGGTCCGCATTTTCGGTCGATCATTTCGGACACGGCAGCCACGTAGGAAGCGAGTAGGACGTCGTCTACTGCCGTGCTAATCGCGCCAATTTCTTGCTTGGCTTCCGTGATCGTGATTAGGTCCGTCGTGGTCATCTCGCGTAGTCCTTGTCGTTCAGAAAATCACGGACCCGTTGTATTTGTTCGTCCCGAAACGACGACGCACCGTTACCCCATGTCGAGATGCCGCGATGCTCAGCCAAATCTAGTTGTGCGATCGTCAGCCCACGTTCGCGTAGAGACATGCACGCGGGAACGTCGGACCATCCTTGGCGTTTCGCTGGGATGGGCCCGATCGTATGCCATGTGCCGTGTTTGAACGTCCACGATGCTGCACCAGTCGATGCCCGATAGAGCGCGTCGGTCGTCCGTCCCGTGATCGTGTTCCAAGCAAACAACGGTTCTAGATGGCATCCGGCGAGAACTACATCGTCGTGTGCGCGTGTCCAAAAGTCGCGCAGCCTGTCAGCCCATCCTGGACGCCACCACATGTCATCGTCGGAGAGCACGCATAGGTCGGCGCCTTGTTGTCCGCACCATGCGGCCTGCAAGTTGGTTCCCGCTCCCGAAGTAGTCCAACGACCGTCGTTACGGATCGTCAAGTATCCGGCGGCGTTGAGCAGTTCGGAAGTTGAATCCGTCGAACCGTTGTCAACCACGACAACGCGGTCGGCTTCTGCGATCAGTGACGCGTAACAATCTGCCAGAAGACTGCCACGATTGTTCGTCGTCGTGTTATGCGTCAAAATCGCCGCGACAATCCTCATCGAGCACCCGGAACGTTCTTGGCGAGCTCCGCGAGAACTGGCTCCCAGTAATTCTGCCAGACGTTAGGAACGTCGTAGTAGAGCGCAAATTCGCGCGCTTCCGCTCGTAGTTTTTGGTCGCCGCGCGCTTCGTAGGCTTCGTGCAAACAACGCCGCACTTCAAAGTCGTACGGGCGTCCCCAGTCTGCCGCCTGGTCTGAGTCGTACAGGTTATGGGCTTGCGCTTTCCATCCAGACCCGCACAGCTCGGACGTCGCCGCAAAATCAGTAACGATAACTGGTACGCCGCATGCTTGGGCTTCAAGGACGGGAAGACAGAAACCTTCGCCGAGACTCGGTGCGAGGAGTACGTCAAACGCGCTATAGACCCATGACATGCGTTCGTCACTGATGCCGTATTCGTGGAGGCCGGCCGGGAGGAAGGTAAGCGACTCGCCGGGCACGCCGTAGTTTGACGCGCACACCGTTAGGTCAATGCCCATTTTGCTAGCCGGTTTCGTATGCGCGTAAAGATGCGCGTTCTTGAAATTCCGCTGTAGCCATGCGAACGACTCGAACGCGACGTCCCAACCCTTACGCAAATAACCCGCGCTCTTGTTCGCTGCGACCATTCCAACAAGGAACGCGTCAGCGGGTAGGCCGAGAAGCTCGCGCGCTTTTGCTTGGTCGCGTGGCTGGTACGTGTTGCAATCGATACCGTGAGGGACGAAGAGTGGATCGAATCCATTAGCGGCGAACGATGCCTCGCCGAATCGCGAGTAAGCGATGGGAATCGCGTCAATGTCGCGGACGGCTGCGGCGACCATTGGCGGCAACGGGTTATGGTCGATCGGCGCCCATGTTGCTACTAGTGCGTCCTTGAGTGGTTCGGCGCGCAACACCCAGGCGTCGTAAAGTGTGATCGTCAAGTCTGGGTTCATCGCGACGACGTCGCGCGCTAGCGAGTCTTGAGCCCAACGATCTTCGCCGGGAGGAAGCACGGTAATTCCTTCCCAATCGTGCACGCGCACGTCGCCGCCATAGTTCGACGAAATGGCAACTTCGTGACCCGCGTCTCGCAAGTTTCGGCACCATGTCGCCGTCTGTGTCCCGTAGCCTGTCGGCGCTGTGGGATGATTCGACCACCACAAGATACGCATTAGCGCACCTCGCGAGGTTGGCGAGGTGCGCGCGGCTTAGTTTCTACTTTCGGTTCGTACACGACGAACCAACTATCGGCGGCAGAGCTCGTCGACACAATGACGGCGCCCGACTTATCGAGCTCGCGTAGCGTCTGCTCGATCTCGTCGCCGTTCGGATTCTTGATGCGAATGACTGTCACGGTCAGTCCTTCCGGTTGGGTGTCCGGGTGGCCTGATGCCGTGTCATCAGGCCACCCGTACACATCTAGAGCGCTATCGCGCGTTTGTCAGGTGGTCGGGGCAAGCGCAACCTTGATTGCGCGAGCGTCCTGCACCTTGCCGTCGGTACGGAGCACGGCACGCCAGCTAACAAGGTCGTTAGCAAATGCGTACTCGTCGGAACGTTCGATCCGGACCGTGCCGACGTCACGAATGACGTAACCCTCGCTGAATGCGCCGAATGCCATCGGGGTTCCGGCGGCGGTGCCAACAGCGCTCAGGAACGGCGTCGTGAAGACGGGGTAGCCGAGCAGTCGGTCCGGCTGTCCGGCTTGCGTCGACGGTTCCCAGATCGGCCGGCCCGTCGTGTCGGTGATCTTGCGAATCACGCCAGCGAACGAGTCCTGCATGAGCCACGATGCACCAACGGACCGGTAGAGCTCGTCAACCGAATAGACAAGGCTAACCAGGTTCGCGTACGACGGGATGCCAGTAGCGCCCGTTCCGAGCGTGACGCCCGTACCGACGATCGCAGCGCGTGCGGCACCCTGCGGCTGGTTCGTGCCCGTGCCGGTCACGTAATGGTTCTCGGTCGCGCGCCCGAGGGCAAGACCGAACTGACGGCCGAAGAACCCGACGAGGTCAACCCCAGTATCAGCAAGAAGCTCGTTAGATGCCTGGAGCAGCTGACCGTACTTGTACGCACCAAGCGTGACCTTTCCGAATGCCGGGTCCCCCTCAGCGAGCGCCGTACCTTCGCCGACGATCGCCGCAGTACCGTTCGCGGAAGCCTGCGGCAGATCCAGGTTGTTGCCGCCCGTCGTCGTGATGACGGTAGCGCCGGCACGACGAACACCGCTCACGTTCTCCATGTACTCGTAGATCGAGCGGACAAGGTCGGTCGGGACCGTGTGGCCGCCCATCGTCGTGGTACCGGCGAGCATGTCGCGGAGTTCGCGACCAGTCGCACCAGCACGAATCGCACGCTTCTCCGCGGCAACCGACGTGAAGTCAATGTCCATCGAGCGGGCACCGTGGCCGCGCAAGAACGCGTCGAAAGAGTCGTCGGCACGTTCGCCCGTGTCGCCGAGGAACGGCGCGTAGGCGTCGCGGGCAATGTCTGCCTCGCGCTCGTTGTCCAGACGGTCACGCACGGACTTGATGTGCGCGTCCTTGTCGTCAAGGTCGGCTTCGATTCGGTCAAACTTTGCGCGTTCTTCGGCGGTCATGTCGCGACCGTCAGTTGCGGCAAGTTCAAGAATTTCCTTGGCTTCGTTCCACGCCCGGTTACGGGCAGTGACAAGCCGGTCAAGATAATCGTTTGTCATTGTTGAGCCTTTCAGGCTTAGAAAACTTGTGTGTTGATCGTGTCAGGTGGACGACGCCCGGCGCTATAGAGCGGTAGCGGTCGTCCCGGCTGTAACACAAGAACTTGTTAGCGGCGGTTCCAGAGCCGGAGCATGTCGCCAATCATACGCGACGGCGCGACAGTCGCCGGTACATATGCTTTAGCGACGGCGATAGGTGGCGTGAGAGTCACGCCATCGGGACCGATCGCGTACTCGGTTTTCCACATTCCGTCCCAGATCGTTTCGCCCGCGCCTTCAATTTCAAACACGGCCCACGTGTCTGTGATGTCGACGACGCAGACATCCGTAAGGACTTCGTCCGCACCAATCAACATTTCTACGGCAGACTCGACCTGTTCGGTAATTGTGCCGAACGTGACGTCCGAACGCGTTGCAGCTCGCACCGACTGGATGCGCGCGTCGTCATAAGCGGGAAAGTTCACCACTGATACCTCGTGAAGATTTGCACGCGTAATCACCCGCGTTGAGGTGTCGGTCCAGGTTTCGCCCCCATCCGGGACCGAAAACCCTACGGATAGTCCCGATAGGACTCCGTCCCGGACGAGGGTCAGGGCGTCGTTGCCATCAGTCGTATCGCTGATCCGCGCATCCATGATAAGTCCGTCCGCCGTCGAGCGAAACCCGACAGGCTTTCCGATAGGGAGCGCTCGGTCGTCGTGCATGAGCAACACAGGAATTCGGTTCCCGCGCTTTGCGATCGACGCGTCAAACGCGCCCGGCGCGAATCGTTCGGTAAAGACGCGTCCGCGTTCTGCAATCTGCGTTTCAGAATCAAACGGGACAGCAATACCAGTAATAGTCCGGTTTTCGTCTTCTACTTGCATGTCGGCGCGCCATGCGCGACGTGAAATGTCCATTGTTACCCCTGTGGATTCGGGAGTCGTTCAACTGCCGCGACATAGTCGGGAGTCATAAAACCGTTCTGGATGCCGACCGCGTACCCGTCGTAGCGTTGTTTGGTATCGGCGCGCAAGAATTCGGACTCGTCAAGTCGCGCAATCTGCGGCCGTGGAAGAAGCTCGGTAAGCATCTGTTCCACCCGACGTACATACGGCAAGAACGCGCGCCGGAATCTGCTTGTCCATTGGTCCGTAATATTCGCGTACGTCAACGACGACGAGCCTGGCAATGTGGCACCGACGTCTTCGGGCGGCAACCTGAAGAGTCCGGCCGCGATTTGCGCCGACGTAAAGTTCCGAGATTCTAAGAACTGGGCGTCATCCGGACTAATGGTCATCGGTCGAGCAGTCGCGCCGCCAGTCAAGACAGCGACCCCGTGAGCCTTCCGCAGCCCACGATGGAAAGACTCAAACTGTTCTCGCAATGCGATCGCCTGGTCGTCGGTCACGATGCCGGGAGCTTCAATGATGAGCGAAGGGGACGACCCTTGCCCGAAGAATCGGGCACCAAAGTCTTCTAGGGCCATGCCCGAACCGATCGTCTGTCGGCATTCGGTGATAGGCGACATGCCGCATACGGCGCCAGGCAACATTGCGCCACGAACGTGCACAAGACGGAAGGGATAGAGCGCACCGTTGACGTAATACTGGAGTGGTCCGGTGGGAGTTTCTCGACGGACGAGGACCGTTCCTGGATGGATCGGCCATACTTCCACGACTTGTCCAGCCGACGAAATGACCGGGACGGCGTAGAAATTGCCGTCAAGCAGCAGTGACGTTACGGCCTGGCCGATGAAATCGGGCATAGTGAGGTCTGGGGTCGGTCGTTGAATCCAAGCCGGCCCGTCAATCTTCGTATCTCCGCGAAACACTTCTACGGGCATCGTCGAAATCGTGTCAGAAATAAACGCAACCGACGCGTAAACCGCCAGAAGTTTTGTCGCCGTCGCATCAGTGACCGAGACGCCAGAGACAGTATTAGCGCCTGGATAGTTCACAATGTCGGCACCAGACCCCCACAGATCCCATTTAGGATCATGGATCGCACGACGGTTTACGAGGTCAGCGAGCACGCGAGCTCATTTCCAATGCGACTCCGACCGCCACCAGGCAAACGCCACCGACAATGAATCCCGCCCACGGAAGCGCGATCGCGACACCTGCCGTAATCGCGACAAGTCCGACTAACTGGATAATACCAGAGACAAGCTTCACAGAGTCACCAACGTAACCGGGACAGGTTCCTCGGGCTTTGGTTGAATCTGCACCCATACGGCGAGAGTCGCAGCAATCAACGGCGAAATATCGACGCCGGTAGCTTTGCGTCTTGACCACATCCACATATCTCCGTAGTCGCGCGGGTACGCGTTCTGGATCGCGTCACGCAACGGAAGATCGCCACGATGCACGATCCGCGCATCGTTCACCATGTCGAGAAAAATAGAACACGCGCGAGCATTAGCCGCGTTCGACACCTCAACGAGCGGAACGCCTGCCGTCTCTAGTTCCGTAGCGAGCGCAGAGGCCGGGCTGCCAGCCGAAATTGCGAGCGGCACTTGCCATCGTTGCCACAGCTCAAGCGCGCGTGGCACAACCCACCCGGTGCGCGGCCGACGGTCCACAAGCTCGACGTGCACCCGATCCTCCACACCGGGTGCAGCGACAACAAACGACGACCATTGGCGGTCCGGCGAAATGTCAAGCGCGAACGACGGTGGATCGCCCGGAATCGCATCACGAACCGTCAAAGACTCCCACACCTGCACGTCCAACAACGTTTGTCGTGTTGCCTCGCGCAAATCGACGACTCCCAGACGTTCGCGTCTGAAACCGTCAACGCCTTGCAACGCTAGCTCTTGACCGATTGCCTCGTCCGTGATCCTGTGCGGATAACCCGGGTTGGCCTCTCCCCAGGCTCGTTCGCTACCGGTGTCGGCGTCGTCGTCTGCACACCATTCAAAATAGGCGAGGTTGTCGTCGGTCCCTTTCCGGCCGGCGCGCATGAACCGCCGCAGCACCGATGACCGTTCGTCATCAAACGGTGCCGACGACGTGAACCACAACTGCGGGTTATCGCGTGCCGACAACGTCGGCAAAATCGCGTCTAACTGGACGTCAAGAAAATCGTAGGCTTCGTCCACGATCACATCGTCCGCGCCGAAACCACGACCGGCACCCTTGGAGCGTGCCATAAATCTCAGTCGCGATTTGTTGCGGAGCTCGATCCCCTCGTCTCCATGCGACCGAGTAACTCGCATAACTTGCGCGTCCAGTTCCGGCGTCGACTCGATCAACTCCAAGATTCGACGGAACGCCTCGGCTGCCGTCTTGAATTCGTGCGCGCTATGAATGATCAGCCGCGAACCAAACAAGAACAGGCCCGCTAGTTCCCGTGCCTCAAGAATCGACCCCTTGCCGTTCTGACGCGGCACGACAATAACGACCGAACGCGCAGCCCAACGGCCGTCCGGCCGTTCACCACAAGCACCGGACAACACGAATCGTTGCCATGGGTCAAGAACGAGCCCGGCAGTCGCCGCTAACTCAATTGCCTCATCACCCGCCGTCGACGTCAACGGCGGCAGGTGCAGATACGCGGGCTTCGCGCCGTGCACGGCGTCGCTCTGCCAAATCATCCAACGACGACCTTTCCCGTTGCGGCAACGCCGCCAATTCTTTACAGACCAACGTCAGTTGTCGAGCAACTGGCGCAACGTCTCGACCTTGCAGCGTGGCAAGTTCGGAAGCGAGCCGGTCGCGCAAAGATTCCAACTGGACGCGAAGTTCGCCAGTTGCCATTGCCTCAACGACAGAAAGGACGGGAGGTTCTGAGCTCGGTTTCTTGCTTGTCTGACGCGCTTTCGGAGTCATCGGGTCCCGTGAAATCCGTTTAGAGAGAAATGTTGGTAGAT